CCTCCACCAGTAGGGATATTTACTACAATATCTGATCCACTTGGTTTTGTTAGTGTTAGGTCTCCAGTTCCACTGTTATATGCTCCTGCTGTAATTCTTTCATTATAACCAGTAAACCAGTTATCTGAGTTATTTACAGCATTATACGTTGTCATAGATATTCTTGAATCAACTGTGTTATTATTAAAGTCTTTAGAACGAAAGATGTGTTGTTCTCCTTGATCACCATACTTGTTTGTATAATACATTCCCCCATATCTATCTTGTAGTATATCACCTGTTTGTAATCCATTTGCATCTTGAAATTCTAACTGAGTAGAACCTGATGCTCCCATTGGATATGTTAAAGCGTTAAAATTACTATTTTTTAATAGAGATTTTGGATCTGCTCCTGTTACACCAGCTTGTCCTAAACCTGTTCCGATAAATAATCCAGAAGGGTTTCCTAAACCATCTGTGATATTTATATTACCACTGATAACTCCGTTGTTTTCCGTTTTTAATAATCCTTCGTAGGTATTATTAATTTGATTTCCTGTTAAACTTGCCATATATTAATTTTGTTTTCTTTGTTTATATATTATGCGTTCCATAATGTTGTTTCTAATTCCCAATTAGTTAATGTAGTATTCCATATTAAACTTACTGGTGGTGGTCCTCCAGCACATCCTACTTCTACTGCGTAACTCCAACTACCATTGATTGGTGCGAATTCATTATAGTAATATGCTAATGCAATTAACCAAGACCCGTTAACCGGTGCTGCGATACCTAAGTTATCACAATGTCTTTGTAACCAACTACCATTTAATGGTTCAGTTGATCCTTGCCAAATAGCAATAGCGCTAATCCAAGAACCACCTGTTGGTTCCGTTATTGCGCCGCTACTGATACATTCAGCATATTTTCTAATAGTATTGGTAATATCCATATATATTAAATATAATTTGTGTGTTAGTTGTTTCTTAGCTTCTCTACAATATCTACGGAGCCTTGAGTTGCAATATAAACTGTCGCTAATATTACCCAGTCTCCAGACAATAAAGTCCCTGAGAATAGCCCGATACTTGCTATAACAAATACCATTAGTTTTCTACTAAGGTATTTACTTAAATATTGGTCTATCTTTTGTTTCACTTTTTGAGAAGTATGTTTTTAGTTTACTAATGTTTTCATTAGTTTTTTTATTGGCACGTCGAGCAGTCTGGGTCACAGTCTGTCCCGCAGTCCGAGTAAATCCATAAGTCATTTCTTCTTGGTATGTTTGTTTGTAATCCACTAAAATAAGGTGTTTCTTTGTTAGGCTTCATTCCTTTTTGATTCCATGTTCTATAAATCGGAAACATTGCAGGATAATCAATTAAGAATTCCAACATTCTTTCATTATAAAACTGTGCTGTATCTAATGCAGTCTCTCTTAAATACTTTAATTCATCTAAGTTAGTTGAGTCTGTATCTTCACTTGATCCATTAAGAATTCCTTTTTCCACAAATTTATATTTAAGATGTGGTAAAATTAAGTAAAGTGCATATTGCATTAAACAAGGTCCTACATAATCTTTTAAGAATGCAGCTTCATCAGCATTTAAATCATTATTTATAACTCCTTCTTTTAATCTATTATAGAAAGGTGTTCCTAATGTATCTTGAATGTAGATATCTTGTGCTTGTAAGATTGATGGTGTTAATACATCTATTCTTATATTGTTATCTAATGAAGTCCATTGCTTCATTCTTTGTTCTGAAACTAATAATACTGTGTCCATTATTCGTTGATTTCTATATTTGTGTCTGCTAAATCATCTGGATTTCCTGCAGCAATATCCTCTATAATTCTATTTGGAATTACTTTGATATTTACATTATATCCTGCTAACTTTAGCATATATCCGAATGATGAAGTTATTTTCTTTCTTTTAGGTTCTATCACTGTTCCCTCAAAGTGTGCGTAAGACACTCTAATTTCTTCTGCATTAGAACTAAAACCAGCAGAATCTTTAATCCCTAATAATAAGGGAGATGTGATCCTATGAGCTGTTAGTATTCTACTTGTAACTCTTTCTTCTAATGTTACATAAAAATCTGAGTTTGCAGCTTCTATTGGTGTAACTTCTGGTGCATTGTCTGCATCACTAAAAGATAAAAAGAATCTACCTGCATTTTCTTCTCCAGTAAATGTTTCTTCTATTTCCTTATATACTTCACGTCTTGCTTCAGGAGTTGGAATTCCATTTTTCATTGATATAAATAATGATGGTGCTAAACCATTTGAAATATTATTTACGTGGAATCTTGATATTTTACTATCTAATACTATATCGTTTGATGCAGCAACATAAGCTGGTAGTGGATATACATCATTACCTGGTGTATAGTTTTTACAGTAATAAATCTGAGATGCATTATCTTGTTTATTATCAGTAACATCGAATGCTCTATAAGGCATTTCTTTGTATTTTCTTAAGTTACTCCAGTCTGATGAGTAGTAATACTCTTCTACTTCGTCTTCTTCATTAGGTTTTCCACTTCTTACGTTTGCAAATGGCAAATGATAAATTTCGGCGATCTGAGTTCCTTCACGGTTCCATATAACATTTAAGGCATATCCTTGATATAAAGAATAATCTAATGTAATCTTCGCAAAGATTTCATCAATAGTTTCTCCTTGTGTATTTATGTATTCGTCACCAATTAATTCTATACCTTCTCCGAAGATACCATCTTTAATTGCTTGAACACATGTATGGTGCATTGCTGAACTATCATACATTTCAATAAGTTTCTGTGGATAAAGATTTGCTTCACCATAGAAAACATATTTTTTGTTTTTAATCTCTTTAATAACTGGTAATGCTGGTGCAGCAAAAGCTTGTGCAGCAAATGAATAAATACCTTCGTTATGATTTGGTAACTTTTTCTTCATAATTAATAATTTGGTCTATAGAAGACGTCTGCTTCTCTATTTTCTAATGCTGGTGTAGAAGTGTAATTAGTAATTCCTGTTTCTCCACCTGGTTCAGTGATAATCTTTACAAATCCTGCTTGATATTTAGTAGAACCACTCTCTATTGAATAGTAATATACACCATTCTTATGTTCGTCTTTAAACTCTACTGGAAATGTAATATCAATTGTAGTATATCTATTGTTTTGTAACGTTCTAACCGCTGATAAAACAACAGGTTCCTTAGAATATCCACTTGTAAGTATAAAGTCTACAGTTGTTGGAATCGACACATTGTTAATCGAAACTGTTTCTGTAGTTGAATTTACGTTAATTGTCATACGTTTGTAATGTGTTTATACTAATAAATATAAAAAGGATAAATATTGTAATAACATATATATCTCATGAAATTTAGACCAATAACATACGGAGAATACTCTCAATCACTCTGGAATCCCTTAAATGGACTCGAAGATCCATTAGTGGTAGAATTCATTAATAGAATAAAAGAGTTAGATTGGGAAGGTTATACGTGTTATGTGTATGGTGGAATACTTGAATGGGAAACACATGATATAGATGCTACTATATTAGGTCCTTTAGATCCTGAACGTATCAATTACTTATTAGATAATATAACGAGAATAGGATATGAGATGAGAGTTTACCCTGATTTTAAATGGAGTAGAGAATTATTTGATTGGCAAGAATATATTAAAGACGAAGAGCCAGTTGAGATCTTATATGCTTATTATAGAGGTAGTAAAACTTTTGGAACTAATGTAAGAAAGTTTGCTAAACTACAAAATGGTTTATGGTTAGCTCCGAGAGTTTGGCCAATGAAAAAACAATTAGCTAAAAACCATAACTTTAAAAGTCCACAAAAACTCTTCTAACAAAAAAAAGGGTAACATCTCTGCTACCCTTTCCTATTTAAATAGTTTGATTATGCTTCTACAATTGCAGAATCGATTTCAAACATTGGATCTGCTTCGATACCACTGATCGTGATTTCGTATCCATTTCTATCTTGGTAAGCAACTCCTGAAGTAGACGTTGCTGTCTCTCCGTAAGCTCCTCTTAATAATCCGATAGAGAAGAAACGTCCATTGTTATCTTTTGCTACTACAACTAAGTTAGTTGCTTCGAACATAAGTTTCAATTGGTCTCTTGTTGATGCTTGCATTTGGTTTAGTACCATGATTGCTGTTTGAGCATATGTTACTGTGCCTTGCATTACATCTCCTGTTGCTGTTTCTGAAATACTTGACGTTGTTCTTGGAACTTCAAATTTGAAAAAATCTGCAGGAACTAAAGGAGATCCTCCAACTGAAATAGCTGATACTACTCCCGCAGCTTCTGTGATTGATTCTACTGGTCCGTTTGCAATAAAGATTGCGTCTAAACCACCTTGATTCGAAGAACATCCGTTTAATACTCCTGAAGTTATATTACTACATGCCATATAATTAAATGTCTTTTTTTTGTTAATTAAGCCAGGACCACCGAAATGATCCTGGTCTTAAGGTTTGGTTTATGCTAAATCGTTAGTTGCGAATAAGTTAACTTGTCCTACTCCTACTCCTAATCTCCAAGCAGCTCTGAATTTCATTACGTCAGCTCCTTGATCGTAGAACCATACAAATGAATCCATTTCGTCTTGTAATCCTGTTGCAGCGATGATAAATTTACCTGGTCCTGCAAATACGTTATCTGATCCTACTAATCCTGATGACTTAACGATCTGGATGTTAGTTCCTGGTAACATTAATACTTCATTTCCTGATACTGAATCAAAGTGGTATAAGTTCTGTGCTACTAAAGCTCTTGTTAAAGTTCTGTAGTTAGCTGGAGAAACAACCATGATTAAATCGTCTCTGTCTTTTACTGACTCATCGATTGCATCATAAAGATCTAATGCTTGGTCAACTGCATTTGCAACTGTCCATGCAGCAGCTCCTGCAGGTACGTTAGCACCGTTAGCTCCTGTAATGATAGCTTTTAATCCTGGAGTAGTTCCAAATCCGTTGATTAAGAATCCTTCGT